ATAATTTATTGGAAAAAATAGAAGATCACAGTATTCCTAGTGGGGATAGCGAGTTGGGAGATTATGTAAATATAAAATACTGCTCTTGTGGTAAAAGTTGGAAAAATTAATAATTAAATAAAATTAAATAAAATGGCAAAAAGAAAATTCAAAGACAGACATGATGGTAAAATGAAAGACATTCAAGACGTTGTAAATAAAAAAGAAAAAATTGATGAAAAAGATTTATCAACTTTACAAGAACTTGTTAATAAAATCAACCATTTACAATATAATATTGGTAAAATAGAAATGCAAAAACATAATTTTCTTCACGATTTAGCTTCTCTTCAAGATGAAATAAAAATGCAGCAAGATAAATTAATGAAAAAATATGGCACATATGATGTCAATCTAGTAGATGGTAAAATAAACTGGCCTGAAGAAAAAGAAAATAGTAAAGATGAAAAATAATATCATCAGAAAGATTACAATAGGAAAAGATTATAAAAATGATTCAATGCACTACGCTGTCGATCAAGAGGTTTATGGTGGTCATAAGATTTGTGATATAGTAGAAGAAGAAGATAAATATTGTATATATATTAGAAAAGACGAAGTTGTAATACCTTGGAAAGATTTTAATAAAAACATGGCTATATCAGTTGAATATAACTTAGAATATTAATGAGAGCTTATAAAGATTTTATAGTTTCACCTATTGGTGAGCGTTATAATAATTCTACAAAAGTTGATGATAAAGAATTAATATTAAATACTGAGATCTTTAATCATCAGTTTGTAAACAGAAAAGCAAAAGTAATCGCTACTCCATTATTATTTCAATCACCCGTTAACGTGGGTGATGAAATAATAGTACATCATAATATCTTTAGAAGATGGTTGAATGTTAAGGGTATTGAAAAAAATAGTAGATCTTATTGGAAAGATAACAAATATATAATATCAGAAGATCAAATATTTTTATACAATGACAAGGCTATGCCTGGTTATAGTTTTGTTAAACCAATAAAATCAACAAATCCGTATCATTTTAACTTAGATTTAAATGTAGAAAAACCATTAGTTGGTGTTGTAAAATACTCTGATGGCACTCACAATAAAGAAGAGTTGGTTGGTTTCAAGCCTAGTGGTGAATATGAGTTTGTTATTAATGGTGAAAGATTATATAGAGTTATGAATAAATTTATTACAATTAAATATGAGTATCAAGGAAACGAAGAAGAATATAATCCAAGCTGGGCACAAAGCGGTTGAGGAGTTAATAAAAGTAGCTAAAGAAGAAATAGTTGATTCAGACGAGGATATATCGGCAGATAGATTAAAAAATGCTGCAGCTACAAAAAAATTAGCTATATTTGACGCGTTTGAAATATTAAATAGAATCCACGAAGAGGAAGCTATGCTTGAAGGCAAGCCAGTTGAGGAAGAAAAGAAAACAGCTTTTAAAGGATTTGCAGAAGGAAGATCTAAATAATGTATAAACAAACTTTATATAAGGTTGTAGAACCTATTAAGTTAAACACTATTAAAAGACTTAATAAGTCTAAAAAGTGGGAATATGGTTATAATAAAGAAAATGATATTGTTGTTATTTCTAAGACTGGACAAATTGGTGAAATACTTGAAATCCAAGGTTTTCAAATAGCTTTACCTAAACAACCAAACGAAATATATTCTTGTAGTAAAGATAAATCAGAGCAAAAATGGAAACAATTCCCATCTAATCCTGATTTTAAAAGAATTAAAACAGTATTTGATTGGCAAGAATATCCAGATGATTTTAAAGAAAAACATTATGGGTATATAGACGAGGAGTTTAGAAGAAGAGAAGAAGGATTTTGGTTTATGAATAACGGTAAACCAACCTACATAACAGGAACGCACTATATGTATTTACAGTGGAGTAAAATTGATGTTGGTGCTCCAGATTATAGAGAAGCTAATAGATTGTTCTTTATATTTTGGGAAGCCTGTAAAGCTGATAGTAGAAGTTACGGAATGTGTTATTTAAAAAACAGACGTTCTGGTTTTTCTTTTATGAGTTCAGCTGAGACTGTACATCAAGCAACTTTAGCTGGTGATAGTAGATTTGGTATATTATCTAAAACTGGTGCTGATGCTAAGAAGATGTTTACAGACAAGGTTGTCCCAATTAGTTTAAACTATCCATTCTTCTTTAAACCAATACAAGATGGTATGGATCGTCCAAAATCTGAACTAGCATATAGAGTTCCTGCTAAAAAGTTTACTCGTAGAAAAATGAGGGAACGAGAAGAGCAAGATGACATGGAAGGACTAGATACAACTATAGATTGGAAAAATACAGGTGATAATAGTTATGACGGTGAAAAACTTTCTTTACTAGTACATGATGAAAGTGGTAAATGGGAGAGACCTGACAACATAAAAAATAACTGGAGAGTTACAAAAACTTGTTTGCGATTAGGTAGTAGGATTATAGGTAAATGTATGATGGGATCAACAAGTAATGCTTTAGACAAAGGAGGTGATAATTTTAAAGATTTATACTACAATTCAGATGTTACAAAAAGAAATCGAAATGGACAAACTAAGTCGGGATTATATTCTTTGTTTATTCCTATGGAATGGAATTACGAAGGATTCATTGATGAATTCGGACAGCCTGTTTTCAATACTCCAGAAAAACAAACATTTGATCCACATGGAATAGAAATAGATTACGGTGTAATAGATCATTGGGATAATGAAGCTGAAGGATTAAAAGATGACCAAGATGCTTTAAATGAATTTTATCGTCAGTTTCCTAGAACAGAGGAACACGCATTTAGAGATGAAACTGGAAATAGTTTATTTAACTTAGTTAAAATATACGAGCAGATAGATTACAACGAAGGAAATAGAAATTCTTCAGTTTTAACAAAAGGTAATTTTCAATGGGCTAATGGAGTTAAGGATACTAGAGTTATTTTTACACCAAATCCAAAAGGTAGATTTAGTGTAAGTTGGGTTCCAAAAGTAGAATTACAAAATAGTGTTATATTAAAAAATGGAAAAAAGTGTCCCGGAAATGATCACATGGGAGCGTTTGGATGTGACTCCTATGATATATCCGGAACAGTTGATGGAACAGGATCGAAAGGAGCTTTACATGGATTAACTAAATTTTCTATGGAAGATGCTCCAGCTAATACTTTCTTTTTAGAATATATAGCAAGACCTCAGACAGCTGATATGTTTTTCGAAGATGTTTTAATGGCATTAGTATTTTATGGAATGCCAATATTAGCAGAAAATAACAAACCAAGGTTGTTGTACTATTTGAGAAGAAGGGGTTATAGGGGTTTTAGTATGAATAGACCAGATAAAGTTTGGAACAAGTTATCGGTTGCAGAAAAAGAAATAGGTGGAATACCTAACTCAAGTGAAGATATAAAACAAGCTCATGCGGCCGCAATAGAAACATATATTAATGATCACATTGGTCTTATTGGTGATGGTGAATATGGTGATATGTACTTTAATTCAACGTTGAATGATTGGGCTAAATTTGATATAACAAAAAGAACAAAACACGATGCTTCAATAAGTTCTGGGTTAGCTATAATGGCTTGTAATAGACATTTATACAAACCGAATCCAGATAGAGAAAAATCTCAATTAAATTTAAGCATACCAAAATATAGTAACAAAGGATTTTCATCAAGAATAATAAAACAAAAAGTATGATAGAAGCTCACGTAAATTTTCCTTCACAAGCTGTTAGCGACCAGGAAAAGCTTAGTCAAAAATACGGACTTAAAGTTGCTAAGGCAATAAGGCAAGAATGGTTTACTGGAAATAATTCTAAGTTTAGAAGTAATTTAAATACGTTCCATAAATTAAGATTATATGCTAGAGGCGAACAATCTGTTCAAAAATATAAAAATGAGTTATCTATAAATGGTGATTTATCATACCTTAATTTAGATTGGACACCTGTTCCAATTATACCAAAGTTTGTAGATATAGTAGTAAATGGCATGGCACAGAGATCTTATGAGATAAATTGTTTTTCTCAAGACGAATACGGTGTGGCTAAGCGAACTGAATACATGGAATCTATATTAAGAGACATGAAGTCTAGGGAGTTTAATGATCTAGCTAGACAACAGTTCAATATGGATCTTTATGAAAACGATAAAAAAACACTACCTGAATCTGAAGAGGAACTACAACTTCATATGCAGTTAAATTACAAGCAAGCTGTTGAACTAGCTGAAGAACAAGCTATAAACGTTTTGATGGAAGGTAGTAATTATGATCTAATAAGAAGACGTTGTCTTTACGATTTAACAACAATAGGTATAGCTGCATCTAAAACGACATTTAGTTTTGCTGAAGGTGCAAAAGCTGAATACGTTGATCCAGTTAACCTAGTTTACTCTAAAACTGACTCTCCGTATTTTGAAGATCTATATTACGTTGGCGAGGTGAAAGAATTACCAATAAATGAATTAGTCAAAGAGTTTCCAGATTTAACAGAGTCAGAGATAAAAGAAATATCTGACAAAGGTAGAGATCCATTAACTCACACTCCGTTTAGAGATAAGAATAAGGTTCAAGTTTTATACTTTAATTATAAAACCCATGCTAATGACGTTTACAAATTAAAAAAGACAGGTTCTGGTGGTGATAAAATAATACAAAAAGATGATACTTTTAATCCACCTAAAGGAAAAGAAGGGGACTTTAGTAAGCTAGAAAGAGTTGTTGAGTGTTTATATGAGGGTGTTTATGTTTTAGGTTCACAAAAGTTATTAAGATGGAGAATGGCTCCAAATATGATGAGAAGTGAATCTGATTTTGCTAGAGTTAAAATGAGTTACCAAATAGTTGCTCCAAGAATGTATGAGGGTAGAATAGAATCTTTAGTTAGTAGAATAACTGGTTTTGCTGATATGATCCAATTAACTCATTTGAAATTACAACAAGTACTATCTAGAATGGTACCAGATGGTGTTTATTTAGATGCTGATGGTTTAGCTGAAATTGATTTAGGTAATGGAACAAACTACAATCCACAAGAAGCTTTAAACATGTTCTTCCAAACTGGTAGTGTTCTTGGTAGAAGTTTCACATCTGAAGGAGATGCTAATCCTGGTAAAATACCTATACAGCAAATACAAAACGGAGCTGGTGGAAATAAAATGCAGAGTTTAATTACAACTTACAACTATTATTTACAAATGATAAGAGATGTAACTGGATTAAATGAAGCTCGTGATGCTAGTACTCCTGATCGCAACGCTTTAGTTGGCGTACAAAAACTAGCCGCTGCCAACTCAAATACAGCAACAAGACATATATTACAATCAATGTTATTTTTAACAGCTGAAACAGCTGAATGTTTGTCACTTAGAATATCTGATATAGTAGAATACTCTCCAACTAGAGAGGCTTTTATAAGAGCTATTGGAGCTCATAATGTAGCTACGTTAGACGAGATGTCGGAATTGCATCTATATGATTTTGGTATATTCATAGAGTTAATGCCAGATGAAGAAGAAAAACAAATATTAGAAAACAACATACAAGTAGCTATAGCACAAAAACTAATAGACCTAGATGACGCAATAGATATAAGAGATGTTAGAAATTTAAAAATGGCTAATCAGCTTTTAAAAGTCAAAAGAAGAAAAAAGCTGGAAAGAGATCAGATAATGCAACAGCAAAATATCCAAGCTCAATCTCAAGCTAACACAGCAGCAGCACAAGAAGCGGCTAAAATTGAAATGGAAAAGAATCAAGCTAAGTCAGATCAAGATATGAATTTAGAAAAAACTAGAAACGCTTTAAAGATAGACTACTTGAATAATGAATCTAGGGTTAAAAAAGAATTAATGCTACTTGAGTTTAACTTAAGTTCTAAATTAGCTAGAGAAGAAAGAGCTAATTCTAACCAACTAGAATCTATAAGAGAAGATAGAAAAGACAAGAGAATAGATATAGATTCTCAAAACAAACTAAAACTACAGAGAGAAAAAGATGCTAATAACGCTAAAACTTTTGAATCTTCAGGTAATGATATACTTGGAGCAGGAGTGAGTTTAGATAGATTTGATCCTCTTTAATATTTAATATTTTATAAAATTTTATTATGGCAGAAGAAAAAAATAAGGTCGAAAAGACTGAAGTGGAAAATACAGAAAAGAAAACCAAAGATAATGTTACTAAGGTTAACCTAAAATCTGTTAAACCAAAAGAAACAATAACTAAAGTTGATTTAAGTAAACCACTTGAAGAAAAAAGCGAAAAGGTTGAAGAACAACCCGCTGAAGAAAAAGAAGTGGTTGTAGTCAACGAGGAACCTAAGGTGGAAAAGGTTGAAGAACAAAAAGAAGAACAACCAGCGATCGAAGAGGTTTCAAGCGAAGAGGTCACTGTAGAGAAAGTTGAAAAGCAAGTTGAAGAAGCTATTGTTGAATCTCAAGAAACAGGGACACCGCTACCAGAAAACATACAGAAAGTTGTAGAGTTTATGGAGGAAACAGGTGGTAGTTTAAATGACTATGTTAATTTAAATAGGGATTTATCTAAGCTAGACGACTCTGAAGTTCTAGATGAATATTACAGAACAACTAAATCTCATTTAACACCAGAAGAAAGAAACTTTATATTAGAGGAAAAGTTTAGTTACGATAATGACGTTGATGACCCTAAAGATATAAAGAGAAAAAAGATAGCCCTTAAAGAGCAAGTTGCCGAGGCTAGAGCCCACTTAGACAGGCAAAAGTCTAAATACTATGAGGAAATCAAAGCTGGGTCAAGGTTAACACCTGAAGCTCAAAAAGCTATGGATTTCTTTAATAGATACAATAAAGATCAACAAACGCAAAAGAACTTGTCTGAAAAAAGCAAGAGGACATTTTTAAATAAAACTAATAAAGTTTTCAATGAGGATTTCAAAGGTTTTGATTATCAAGTTGGAGACAAAAAGTTTAGATTTAATGTTAAAGATGTTGATGAGGTGAAAAAAACTCAAAGTGATATAAATAACTTTATCAATAAATATGTTGATGAAGGTGACAGCACTATCAGTGATGTAGCTGGATATCATAAATCACTTTTTACCGCTATGAACGCGGATAGTATAGCTAAACACTTTTACGAACAAGGTAAAGCTGATGCTGTGAAATCTCAAGTTGCTAAAGATAAGAATATTAATTTAGACCCACGTAAAACTCATGGTGAAACAGAGGTTGGTGGAATAAAAGTTAAAGTCTTAGGACAATCTTCTTCTGATATGAAAAATAGATCTTTTAAGTTTAAGAAAAAAAGTTAAAAATTTAAAACAAATATATTATGGCAATTACAGCGGGTGATAATTTGAACAGCGTGCCTTCTACTAGAAAGCAAACGTTTGCAACAAATTATCTAGATTTAGCTTCTGGTTCTACGGACTGGGGGCAACAATACGTGCCAGACTTAATGAGAGAAGAAGCTGAAGTATTCGGTCCACGAACTATTTCAGGTTTCCTTTCACAAGTTGGCGCGGAAGAAGCGATGCAAGCTGATCAAGTGGTTTGGTCAGAGCAAAGCAGATTACATTTATCTTATTTAGGACACATTGAGGACAACAATGCTACAGGTGGTGGTGATATCACTATTGAAGCAGATATTGATGGCAACAATGATGACATAGCTAATCATGGTATTAGAGTTAACGACACGGTTATCGTTGCTAACTCTGAGGCTGTTTGTAAAGCTATTGTTATTGACTTGCCTTCTTCAGGTGTTATTACAGTTTCTCCATATGGTTATATTGATCTTGTGACAGCTGGTTTCACAACTGAAAACGGCGTTAGAGACACAACTATATTAGTTTATGGATCTGAGTACGGTAAAGCAACAGGTTATTACACCAACAATGCTGCTTCTACAGAAGCTGAGTCAAGAGGTGCTAACGAACCTAAGTTCAAATCTTTTAGCAATAAACCAATTATAATGAAAGATTTCTACGAAGTATCAGGATCTGATGTTTCTAGAATCGGTTGGGTTGAAGTTTCAAATGAAATGGGAGAATCTGGCTACATGTGGTATTTAAAAGCAGAAGGAGAAACAAGAGCAAGATTCGTTGATTACATCGAGATGGCAATGTTAGAGGGTGAAAAACACAGTGATACTGACAACCCTTCAGGTGGTACTGTTGAGCTTTTAGTCGATTCATTCTTACGTTCAGATGGTGATACATTTGGTACTGAAGGTTTGTTCCAAGCTATTGAAAAAAGAGGTAATGTTACAACTGGTGTTAGTGGTGTTAACGCGGCTACAGACTTGGCTGAGTTTGATGCTATTTTAGCTGAGTTTGACAAACAAGGTGCTATTGAAGAGTACATGATGTTTGTAAACAGAGCTACTAGTTTAGCAATGGACGATATGCTTGCTTCAATGAATTCTTACGGAGCTGGTGGTACTTCTTACGGAGTATTCGAGAATGATGAAGATATGGCGCTTAACTTAGGTTTCTCTGGGTTCCGTCGTGGATCTTACGACTTCTACAAGTCTGACTTCCGTTACTTGAATGAC